TGAAGTGTTTCACGCAAATAACGATTGCCAAAGCTGTCAGCTCTTAATGCAATGGCTCGCAGCAAATGCCACCTAACATCATCCTCCTCACTTCCCCACATTAGAGACGACAGAACTCGATCTGGATCGGGAGACGGAAGGTACATAGATAAACCAGCATGCCACTCGAAGCCTTGAGATAAAAATCTACATTCACTCAAAGGCCTCTTATCGTAACAGGGTGAACTGGTTTTGACCCCAATTTCACTCCACACTCGCGATACGTTGGTCGCATTAAACCAAGCAACAACCTCATCACTACAGGTGAATGTATTATCATCACCATTTAAAACAGCTTCGACTTCTCGTTTAAAGTCGAGGTATGTAGTGGGGCGCCCCTGGCCTCGTGCCAACAATATCCAAGCATAACACAACAAACGAAACAAAATCATCGTGTTATCAACTACAGTGTTGCTGCAACCTGAAGGATTTCCGGTGGACTTACGAATAATCTCACCGGTCTCCAAACAAATAACAGATTCAACAACAGCATCATACAAAGCCCAAAATCGCATTTTATTTTCATGAGTCTGCTCACTAAGATCAAGCATACTCCAACGTATATCACGCTGGCCAAACATGGCTGCTCTAAATAAAGAACAGTCAAACGCTGACTCATCTAACTCAAATGCATTACGACGGAACTCTTCAGTTCTAGGGTCCCCAAATCGGCCGAGACGTCTGTATAAACCATCCCACTCACCGAGGAACTTTGTACATCCCACAAAAGACATGTCTTATTGTGAGAATCATAAAAACGGTTGTTTTGAGAAAGGCAGAACCTATTGAGATTCACAGTGTGCTCAACTGGGGCAGCAGTAAAAGTACGAAACTTATTTTCTGCTATCTTCTCCTTCTCACGTAATTCAACCTTCTGTGTATTATTAAAAATCGGTGAAATTCGATCACTCACCGGGGCAACAAGATTTGCCCAATAAGATGCGCACACAGATTGCACAATACCCGCTTCAATCATCTCGGCTTTAGTATGCCATTTACGATTCCACGGATAACCACATGAACTGGTCTTATTCAACTCATTTATACACAACTCCTGACTTAAAATTTTAGTGCCATTCATACACTGAAATTCAATTTTTGTCCATTCACCGGCCAAAGCCCAAGCCTTTTGATCAAGGTTCTCAGGTTGTTCACGGTCGTATTTGGAAACATTCTTGAATCCAGCGTCTAAATTTGTTTTTACCTTACGATAGGCATCAGGGACTTTAATACCCTTAGTCTGGCAAAATTGTGCAAAGGAGTCATTACTAATCTCCTTTTCTGTATCATGATAAAACCGTCGAGCCCTAAAAAGGTGCTCAACAGAACCTGTCTTAAAATGATTATTAAAATATGATGAACGCTCGTACCGCCCTTCACTCACAGATAATACAAAATCTTTGACACCAAATTGTGCGTACCAAGACTCATATTGTTCCTCTAATGTGAGCGGGCTTACAAGTTTGTTGAACTCCCACATATTGCCATCTTTAAGGCTTTAGTAAGAGCAACAGCTTGCACACGATCAGGAAATGTTTTCTGATGAATGCCAATTACTTGGCCATTCGCGTTACAAAGTGGATAACCACAATGACCCGGGATAGTCGAAACCTTCGATACAATTACCACCCCTTGATGGTCTTTGGATACCGACAACACAGTACCGTGAGCTTGCACGGAACTCTGCGCAATCGCATCATCCAAACTACTATATGCAACCATACCCACCTTCGAACCAACAATATGGTCATCAGTGAGTTCCGTCGCATGAATAGTCAACTTTTTAGAATTTGAGAAATGTGCTAAAAAACAATCATTATCTCGTGGAATAGTCCACATTAATAAATCATCATGCGGTAATTTCTTAGCCGCATCCAAAGTAGATTTCCAGGTTTCATCACCAAGATGGAATTCAACCACACACTTCGGGTCACA